TATAGTATCCACATGAAAAATTAATACAACTAAAATCACTCTTACGTTTAATTTGAGAAACGTCAGTGTAAGGATGAGACTGAGGGTCAGCATTTACACCCATAATTTCATTAAATAGTGGAAGTGTTTTATTAATAAACTCACCACCTTTTTCATATAGTCTTGTGCCTGAACAAACTTCAGTAATTAAATTATTACCAGGTGCGTCGAACTGTACCGCGTAACCCACATCGTTCAAGAAGTTGATGTCACATTTACTTGAACCATGACACCCTGTTTCTTCAGATACAAATAACCCTACTTTTACTTTAGAAAGGGTCCTGAGAAGTTCAAGTGCAATAAAGACACCACACTTATCATCACCACCAATACCAGTTGGATTACCATCAGGTGTATAACCTTTAAGAGATAAAAATTCTTCATCTCCATAGGTATGACCAAAAGTATTTGGTTTAACAAGTGATTCTTCTTGAACGATTATTTTATCGACCAGTTGATGTACTGTGTCGGTATGGGCAATAAACATTGGATAATACTCTCCTTCGTCTAATGTACCTTTAGTGGCGTAAACATTATCCATCTCATCCGTATAATACTCAACATCGGGCATTGCCTCCAATACGTCGCGTAGGTATTGTACCATATTATCCTCTTGATATGTTTTGGTTGGTACTGACAGTACTTCTTTTAGTCTATTGAGTTGTGTATTATCCATTTGTTTATTATTTAGAATACAAATATACCACTTTTTTTAGAATAAAGAAAAAAAAAGGGAAAATTAATTTCCCTTTTTAATCATTAATTCTTCTTCATCTTTCATTTCTACAGTAAAAGGTTTGTTTACTACGATTGTTCCTCTAAGAACTTCTTCAGAAATTAAATCTTCAATTTTTTCTTGTATTGCTCTTTTAATTGGTCTGGCACCGTATTTTTCATCAAACCCAACTTTTGAAATAAAGTCTTTAACTGAATCACTAAAAGTAATATTATATTCCATTTCTTCTAAACGGTTAGTCAATTTAAGTAATTCAATTTCTACAATTTGAGATACTTCTTTTTCTTTTAGTGGGTTGAACACAACAACTTCATCGACACGATTTAAAAATTCAGGTGTAAAATGATTCTTTAATTCTTTTTGAAGTAATGCCTTTTTCATTTCTTCATTATTTGACATTCTATTAGAGGTTTCAAATCCAACACCAGTACCAAAGTCTTGAAGCTTCTTAACTCCTAAGTTAGATGTCATAATAATAAGACAATTTTTAAAATTAATTTTACGACCAAAACTATCAGTTAAGTGACCATCATCCATCATTTGAAGGAGTAATGAAAAAATATCTTTATTAGCTTTTTCAATCTCATCGAATAATACTACTGAGTAAGGTTTGTTTTTAACTGCTTCAGTTAATTGACCTCCTTGGTCATGTCCAACATACCCTGGAGGGGAACCAATTAATCTTGACATAGTATACTTCTCTTGGTATTCCGACATATCCACACGAATTAACGCATCTTCAGCCCCAAAGATTTCTTTTGCTAATTGTTTAGCCAAATGAGTTTTACCAATACCTGTAGAACCTAAGAATATGAAAGAACCAATAGGTCTGTTAGGGTCTTTAATTCCAACTCTATTTCTACGAATTGCTTTAGAGATTTTCTCTACCGCTACTTCTTGACCGATTACGGAACTATTAAGGTTACCCTCTAAGTTAAGTAGAGATTCTTTATCGTCAGAATTAAGCCTAGAAACAGGTATTTTAGTCATAGTTGAAACAACATCGAATACCATATCTTCAGTAATTGGTTTACGTGTTTGGTCTTTAGCTAACTCAAACTTTTGTTTTTCATTATCTAACTTTTTTAAGATTTTCTTTTCTTTATCACGTAACTCTGCAGCTTTCTCGTATTGTTGAGATTTCACAACTTCAATCTTATCATCTTTAATTTTAATTGCCTCCTCTTTTAACTTTTCAATAATCTCAGGTAGTTTAACGTTAATCTGAGCTCTTGCACCTACTTCATCCATAATATCAATAGCCTTATCAGGAAATTCACGGTCAGTAATATATCTGTCAGCAAGTGTAACACATGCTTTAAGTGAATTATCACTATAAGTTACTTTATGATGTGACTCATAACGAGACTTTAGGTTTTCAAGAATAATTAGTGTTTCTTGAGGAGTGGCACCATCTACAACGACCTTTTGAAATCTACGTTCAAGTGCACCGTCCTTCTCAATATTTTCACGATACTCGTCAAGTGTTGTTGCTCCAATACATTGGAGTTCTCCCCTTGCTAGTGCTGGTTTGAAGATATTAGAAGCGTCTAACGAACCTGAAGAATTACCTGCACCTATAATTGTGTGAATTTCGTCAATAAATACTATAATATCAGGGTTCTCATACAGTTCATCTAAAATAACTTTTAATCTTTCTTCAAATTGACCCCTATATTTTGTACCGGCAACTATCGATGTCATATCCAACGACACAATACGTTTATCACATAAATTTTGAGGACAGTCACCTTCAAAAATTTTCATAGCCAATCCCTCAACTATTGCAGTTTTACCTGCTCCTGGCTCACCTATAATAATTGGGTTATTTTTCTTTCTTCGTGAAAGAATTTGTGCAATTCTATTAATTTCGTTCTCACGACCAACAACAGGGTCAAGTTTACCTTGTTCTGCATGTCTAATAAGGTCACGAGAAAAATTATCTAAAACAGGTGTCTTAGAGTTACTCATTTCTTTAGGAGCTCTTCCTCCGTCTTTTTCATTAGGGTCTAATGGTTCTATCATATTCTTTTAATTAATTTATAGTTACAAAGATAACAAAAATTATGTAGTTATCAACTACTTGACATTTTGTCATACTAATTTTATTTTAAGTGTCATAATGTCATACTATAGGTTTTATAACCGTAATAAAGACAGTATTTAATTGATGGCACATTTTTCGTCAATGGTTAAGTACAAAGATAAACAATAAATTTTAAAAAAGTAATAATATGTTTGGAAAAAGAAAATTTAACAACTTGTTCGGTGAATTTGATTCTATGTTTAATGAATTCGATTCTTTATTTAATAATATGAAACCAACCTATTATAGAGTAGGTCCTAATGGTTACGTTTTATATTATGGTTCTGAAACCGATAAAAATACCACTGATGAAATAACAACACTTAAAGATGAGTTAGAGATTTGTGTTGAAAATCAAGACTTTGAAAAAGCTGTTGAACTTAGGGATAAAATTAAATCCTTAGAGGTAAATGGTGAAAAAATAAACAAACTTAGAAAAGATTTGAAAAAATCTATCGATGAGCAAAATTTTGAAGAATCCATCAAACTAAGAGATAAAATAAATAAGTTAACTAAGTAATTTTAAACCCTCCTCAACGGAGGGTTTTTTATTTACTAAATTTTTATATACTTATAAAAAAAACATTATGGGAATAAAAAGTGAAAAAATAAAAGGTAAACTTATTATTAATGAGATTGAGTCGACTAACCTTAAAAAAACTGTATACGATACAGGTAATGAGAAGTTAGTGGTTACTTTTAATAATGGAATGGAGTATGAATACGAAAAAGTACCACACTCAATGTATACTAAATTTAGAATGGCGGAATCACAAGGTAGTTTCTTTAATAAAGAGATAGGAAGAAAATACAAATACAAAAAAATTACAAAGTAATAAAGTTAACTATTTATTATTAATGGAAACATTTAATAACATTATTTCAAGCTTCAATGTTAAGGACCAACTTAATCCCACTATATGGGACAATCCTGATAATCCTTCCGATGCTGTAATGAAAGAAGAAATTCGTTTACAGTTAATTGAGATTGCTAATAAATTTATCGAGTTCTTAGGTTATGATATCTTTGTACAAGATATAACAATGACAGGTTCTTTATCGAATTACAATTGGTCTAAATTTTCTGACATTGATTTACACATTATGTATGATTTTAATGAATCAGGTCAGGAAAAAGAATTATATCAAGATTTATTTAAACTAAAAAAGACTTTATTTAATTCTACACACGACATTACTGTTAAAGGTTATGAAGTAGAATTATATGTACAAGATACTAATGAACCACATATCTCGACAGGAGTATATTCTGTTTTATTTAATGAATGGTTAGTAGAACCTTCAAAAGAAGAAGTAACCATAGATGAAAAAATAATAAAAGATAAGGTGAATCAATGGGAAGATATTATAGATGTTGTTATTGAAGACATTGAAAGTGGTGACGAAGATTTAGAAAAAGGATTAGAAAAAATTAGTAAAGTAAAAGACAAATTAAAAAAATATCGAGGTTGTGGATTAGAAAGAGATGGGGAATATTCTTATGAGAATTTGGTATTTAAATTTTTAAGAAGAAATGGATATATCCAAAAACTTTTTGATTTTCAAAATAATTTAATTGATAATCGTCTTTCTTTAGCCGAGCAAAAATAAACTATAATTATATCGTAAGATAAGAAAAAGTGGAAATTCTTAACTTATCGTATATTTATTATAAAAAACTATTATGGCGCAAACTGGATGTACATCAACACAATACGTAATTCCTGTGTCAGGAACTACAGGGTTTACACCCTATCATGCTGTTTATACGGGTGATGACGGTAAAGATAAAGTACAATGTACTACTGTTAGACTTGGTGGTAATGGTTTATATAGTTAAAACTAAAAAAATATTAAAAATATAGAGATATGGCAGATTTAAAACCTCTAGGTAGTGAAAAATTAGAAGGTCAAGAAAAGATTAGTAGAATTCTTGAGATTGCTAATTATGGTTCCAAACCATCTACCGTGAATGAAAGTAAAAACTCCGCAGCCGAATATTCAATTCAATTGGCGGATGGAAATTATTATGGGATTGTAAAAGAAAAATTAGGATACATCGTTAAAAAAGGAATTAACGAATCAGAACTTGATTATATTGAACCGATGCAAAACCGTAAATATCATAAATCATTTTCACAAGCAATGAAAAAAGTTAATTTAACTGCTGGCGAGTTAAATAGATTACATGAAAATGAAGAAGGGTTAAACCTAATAGGTGAACAAAAAAAGTTTGTTTTAAAAACACCTAAACCTGAAGTTGAAGTTGATGTAGAAGAACCAGTATCGGAACCTGAATTAGATATGGATGTTGACGCTGATTTAGACCTTGATTTAGACACTGATGAACCTGAAATGGATGGTGATTTAGATTTAGATTTAGATTTGGATGTAGATACACCTGAAGGTGAAGAGGAAGAAGTTGATGTTGAAGTTGAGGATGAAGAGGGTTCATTTAAGATGATTCAAAAATTAACAGGTAAATTAGGTCAAAAACTAAGAACTTTCGACAAAAATCAAGGATTATCTTCTGAAGATATAAAGTATGTTTTAAACTCAATAATATCTGCCGTTGATTTAAACAAACTATCAGAAGAAGATAAAGAAGATATATTAGATAACTTTGAAGAAGATGAAGTTGAATATGACGTTGAAGGTGAGGTTGATATTGATATTGACGCAGGTGAAGACGAATTAGACTTAGACTTAGATTTAGATATGGAAGAAGAACCAATAGGTGATGAAGAATTATCTGAAGAAGATAACATGTCCGCTATTGTCGATGAAATGTTCGGAGAATCTAAAGTAGATAAAGTTTTAGAAAAGTATTTTGTAATAACAGAAGACGAGAAAAAAATAACTGAATCTAAAAAAGTTAAAAAGTTTTTATTTGAAAAAATAAAAAACGTTTCAGTAAAAAAAGAAATAAAAAGACTATCAGAAACTGTAGAACAAGAATTAACATCTGAGTTCTTAGTAAAAGAAAATGATGATATTAAATTTTTAGGTAAAACCAACAAAGGAAATTTAGTATTTGAAGCAGATGGTAAACAACTTAAAGTATCTTCTAAAGGTGAGTTACTATGAAGTTAGTTTATGTAAATGAACTAGGACCCAATTACAAAGGGGATAATATATACGAATTCATCTTTTCAGATGTTGACGAAGTATGGGGTGATGAATGGGATGCTCAACCAGCCAATGGTAACCCTTCACCACCCCAAATTCATTTTATAAAGAAAGTAGGGGTTTTAAGAAATGTGGATATAGATTTACACTTAATTCAAAATTCAGACTTTTTTGGTGTGTATGACGCAATTGATGGTGTTATTGCATTAGGTTGGGAGGACGAAGACAGTGACTTTATACTTAATAAAAAGTTTAAAAGACTAGTTTTCCACTACGGTGACAGTGTCAAGTCTGTTGAAGATAAACTTTACGAAAGAGATATTGTATTAAGTTACGAAAAAAGTTTTAGTGAACATGAAGAATAAAGTAAGTATAATGAATTTATTAAAAGAGGGTTTTAAACTTAATACCCTTAAGAAGCTAAACTCTAAACAGATTAATTTATTACATAGTAGATTAATTAAAGAGCAAGATGCGACATCAGACCAAACAGAAAAGATTAAGAATGACCTTATACAGGCAAATCAATTAGCTGATGAATTAAAATCTGAGTTAGGTGAAGAAGAATTAAATGAGTGGGGTAGTTCAGACCAATACTTTTTTAATCAATCAATACATAAACAATTAGGAGAACCTAAAGAAATGCCAAGCCCATTTAATCGTGAACTAGAAGATGCTGCTGAAAGTGCGGTTGACTTCTATTGGGATGAATGGGAAGAATATGAAACAGATAGACAAGGTTTAATTGACCATGCTAAACGTGGTTATTTAAGAAGTTATTTTAGAGACCAATTTGATATGTTAGTTAAAATGTTTGAACCAATATCCGATGACGAAGGTGAAATAGATGAAAATATAACATCATCTAACGCTTTAGGTGACTTAGCAATGCAAAAATTAACGGGTCAAGAAACTCCACACGATGAAGATGATATGGCACCTGATGGTATGGATGACGATTCGGACAATGATAGAAAGATGATGAAGAATGAGGTGAAAACTATGAAAATGAAAACACCTATTACAACTTTAGGTATGTTTGAAGAGGATAATGAATATGCCATTTGTATGGGTAGTATTCAAGATAAACATGGTCCTAAAAAGAAATGGAACAAAAATGCTGAAAAGAAGTTTGATGCGTGTGTTACACAGGTAGGTGAAAAAATTAAAGAACGTAGAGAAACAATTAGAAAAATTGAAGAAAGTATTGTATCTTTGATAAAAGATATAAACAAACCTTCTATGACTAAAAAAGATTTAATTGATATTATTGAACAGACGCCAGGAACTAAAGAGGCTCCTGTGAAGACACCAACACGTACTCGTCCAAAAAGAAAGACTCCGTATCAACCAAAACATAAACCAGCACCTAAAGCCAAGGTCGAGGATAAAGATTTACCTGAATTTCTTAAATTCGATAATCTAAATATTTCATTCAAAGATGAAGAAAAAAATTAAAGAACAAATAGAATATGATGGACCTGAAAGAATGGACCAAGGAATTCAATCTAAATTAGAAAAAGGGGAAACTCCATTATCCGATAATCCCGCACTACCGAGAAAAGACGATGATGAATTTGATAATTCATTTGAACAATTAATTGCATCAAAACGATTTCGTGATGTTGTTGAGAAAGTTAAAAGATACACTGGTGTACAAGAAGTAACTCAAAATCAACTGATGAATCTTCAAGGGATGATGATGCAGGCAGTACAACAAGTAAAACAAATTGAATCAAATAATGAAGGTTATTTAGAACAATTAGCTGTTGAACTTGTTAAAAAAGAATTGTCTCTACCTGATGACGCATTTCAATACGATGTAGAATTAACATCGATGCCCGGTCAAATTGATATGTCAGGAATGAAAAAAGATTCAGAAGAACCTGAAGATGAAGATGTTATCGAACAATTTGGTGTTAGTGAAGATGAGGCTGAGGATGATTTAGAAAACTTCATGGCGGCTTTTGAAAAATTTGATTTAGAAAAAGCTAAAAGGAGATTTATTAATTCACTTATTCAAGGAGCATCTAAAAAAGGTCATTATATGTTCCACTTAGTTAAGGATGAATTAGAAAATATAAATCCTCAATTATTAAATCTTTACGGTGTTTTAATGTCAGTAAATGATTTACTTTATTGGATTTTACCTGACCAAATGGTCATGATGGCAGCAGAAAGTGGACAAGGTATGGAAGGGAAAGAAGAAGTCGATGAAACTACTGACCCACCAACAATAAAAGCCAAAGGATTATTTTTCCCTATATTGGTTCATGAACTACTAAAAGGAGTGTACGAAGTATTAGGGACACAAGGATTACCTGATGACCCTAAAGCTGCCGAAATGGTTATGGCTTCACAAGATACATTACCTTACGAAATATGGGATTTACGTTTAGGTCCTGTAATATGGGAAAAGTTTATGGATTCTTATCCTGAAAAACTTTACCAAGAAGATTTAAGAGAAATTCAAAACTACTTATTCTCACGATTTTCTTCATTAACGACTGATGAGTTTTTTGATGTAGCAAAAATGATAATGTCGGGGTCAGATGAAGGTAAAAAAATTGTGGCGAAAATGGTTGATGAGATTATTGACGAGTTAAAATCTCAAGATTATGAAGACGCGATGTCACAGTATGATGATGACGATGATGACGATGATGATGGTCTTGCGGGTCTTTTAGATGGTTTGGGTATTTCTTTATCATAAAAAAAACTTATTATGTATAGATGGGACTGTCAAGAGAACAAGCTTTATTGGAGTATGCTAAATGTGTAAAGGATACACCTTACGCTCTTAAAACCTATCTACAAACTTACGATAACACACAATCACAATACGTTCCTTTAGAATTATTTTCTGACCAAAAAACACTCATAAATGACTATGACAATTATGAGGAAAATATTGCATTGAAGTATAGACAGGCGGGAGTATCTACAGTAACGGCCGCTTGGTCATCTAAGAAATTAGTAACAGCTTCTAAGAAAAAGCCTGAAAAGATACTTATTATCGCGAATAAGTTAGACACTTCCCAAGAATTTGCAAATAAAGTTAGAAGTTTTATAGACCAATGGCCATCATGGTTTGGAATATCTTATTCTAATGAAAAGAATTCACAAAGACATTTTAAATTATCTAACGGGTGTGAAGTAAAAGCGGTTGCAACCTCAAAAGATGCACTTCGTGGTTATACCCCAACAATACTTATTTTTGATGAGGCGGCGTTTATCGATGCCGATGATGACTTTTGGTCTGCATGTATGGCCTCACTTTCTACAGGTGGTAAGGTAATAGTTATTTCTACACCTAATGGATTTGACCCAATTTATTATACCATATATGACCAAGCGTTAAGAGGTATGAATGATTTCAAAATAACTGAAATGTATTGGTACCGTGACCCTCGTTATGCCAAAGATTTAAAACTTATAAAATGTAATGATATAATACATTATATGTTAAATCGTGAAGATTATGACGATAATAAAATTATTGTCGATTATACTAACATTAACCCCCGTGAAAGAGATTATGATGAAATTAAGCAAAAAATCGCAGACGGATACAAAGTTTATTCTTCGTGGTTCGAAGGAATGGCTAAAAAACTTAAATTCGATAGGAGAAAAATCTCACAAGAATTGGAATGTAATTTCTTGGGTTCAGGTGATAACGTCATCCCAAGTACAACGATTGAAATAATTAAGCAAAACTTTATACAAGAACCTAAGAATAAGTTCATTGGGGGTTCATTATGGCAATGGAAAGAACCCGTACAAGGACATAAGTACATAATGGGTATTGATGTATCTCGTGGTGATAGTGAAGATTATACTACATTTACTATAATTGATTTTGAAACAAGAGAACAAGTTTTAGAATACTTAGGTAAAGTACCACCAGATGTCATTGCAGAAATTGCATTTAAATGGGCCACTATGTATTCAGCCTTTGTTGTGATTGATATTACAGGAGGTATGGGTGTATCAACATCAAGAAAACTACAAGAATTGGGTTATAAAAATTTATATGTTGAAGGATTAAATACTGCAAACAAATGGAAATATAACCCTAAGGCTCTTGAAAAAATACCGGGGTTAAATTTTAATAACAAAAGAGTTCAGATTGTTGCCGCATTTGAAGAGGCTTTGAGACATAATTTTGAAATACGTTCTTCAAGATTATTAAATGAACTTAATACGTTTGTTTATATAAATGGGAGACCTGACCACCAAAAAGGTCAACATGATGATTTAATTATGGCAATTGCTATGGCGATATATGTTGGTGAAAATTCATTTACACAGTTAGAAAAAGTGACTGAACAAACTAAAGCAATGATGGAAAGTTGGATGGTAAATGAAACTCCTGTAAAAAACACCTCTAACGATTTTAATCCAGGTATACCTGTTATGCCAGGAGGAATAAACCACCATAGAAGAAACGGACAGGCTAGTAAGCAAGACTATCAGGATAATTCATGGTTATTTGGAAGATTTTAATTATTTAGTTTAATTCAAAAACTCTTACTATTTATGTAAAAAGAAGTATGGCAGAAAATTATACTATATGGCAACGACTTACTAAAGTGTTTGGTCCTGACTCAACGTTAGACCAACAAGCGCCTACATTTAAGTTTGATAAGAAAGAACTTTTAAAGACTCCTGATAAAAAGGAGTATGAAAGAGAAAGGTTACAAGCACAACAAACTTTATATCTTGGTCAACAATGGCAAAAGATAGAAAATAATCTATATACACAAGCAGTATATTACGAACCTACAAGATTAGCGTCATTTTATGATTATGAGAGTATGGAATATACTCCTGAAATATCTGCAGCTTTAGATATATACGGTGAAGAATCAACAACAGCAAATGAAGATGGATATATATTACAAATTTATTCAGAAAGTAAACGTATTAAATCAGTACTTGGAGACTTATTTAACAATAGACTCGACATTAGTACTAACCTACCTATGTGGACGAGAAATACTTGTAAATATGGAGATAATTTTGTCTACCTAAAGTTAGACCCTGAAAAGGGTGTTGTAGGTTGTCAACAATTACCTAATATTGAAATTACTCGACAAGAAAGGGGTATGAAGATGAAACCTGAGAGAAACAGTACTGATACTGAGAACGACGCATTAAAGTTCTTATGGCAAAATAAAGATATGGTTCTTAATACATGGGAGATGGCTCACTTTAGATTATTAGGTGATGACCGTAAATTACCTTATGGTACTTCTATGTTAGAAAAAGCAAGAAGAATTTGGAAACAACTAATTCTTTCTGAAGATGCTATGTTAGTATATCGTACATCAAGAGCACCTGAAAGAAGAGTATTTAAAGTGTTTGTAGGTAATATGGATGATAAGGATGTTGAACCATATGTACAAAGAGTCGCCAACAAATTTAAAAGAGACCAAGTAGTTGATTCCAATAACGGTAATGTTGATTTAAGAATGAATCAAATGGCAGTAGACCAAGATTATTTCATTCCTGTTAGAGATGCTAATGCACCTAACCCAATTGATACTTTACCAGGGGCACAAAACCTATCTGAAATTGCAGATATTGAATATATCCAAAAGAAACTATTAACCGCACTAAGAGTACCTAAAGCATTTTTAGGTTTTGAGGAAGTTGTTGGAGACGGGAAAAATTTAGCTTTACAAGATATCAGATTTGCTCGTACAATTAATAGAATACAAAAATCTATGATTCAAGAATTAAATAAAATTGCAATCATACATTTATATTTGTTAGGTTTTGAGGACGAACTAAATAACTTTACTTTAGGGTTAACCAATCCGTCTACTCAAGCCGACCTACTTAAAGTCGAACAATGGCAACAAAAAATTCAATTATATCGTGATGCGGTATCTGACCCTGGTAATGGAATACAACCCGTTTCATCTTCATGGGCTAAAAAACATATACTCGGTTTTTCTGATGAAGAAATTAAATTAGATTTACAACAACAAAGAATCGAAAAAGCAGTTGGAGCAGAACTTGAAAAAACTTCAGAAACTATTTCTAAAACAGGAATATTTGCGAACATAGATAAATTATACGGTAATAAACCAGGAGAAGGTGGTGCACCTGAAGGTGAAGTTACCGAACCTTCAGATACAGGTTTCGGAGGAGGTGACTTCGGTGGTGGAGGAGACTTCGGTGGTGGAGGTGACTTAGGTGGTGACTTAGGTGGTGACTTAGGTGATACTGGAACTGATACAGGTGGAGATGCTGGTGGTGAAGTAACACCTGAAAGCATTGAAAATAAAGATTTAAATATGATTTTAGAAAATGATATGATTAATGGTATATCTGAAATAGATTTATCAAAAGGTAGAGTTTCATTAGGTAAAATCGAAGATGAATTGAAAACATTACTAGATGACTAATATTTATAATAAAAAA